TCTCATTGAAGCCGGGCCAGACCTTTCTCCACTTGAGTACGTAGAAATCGGAGCTGCCTGCATCAACACTCCTCACGTGAAAGGAGAGCCAAACAAAATGAAAAAGCTCCTCGCGCCGCGCATTGTTATTGCGCAAAGCGCCAACTGCCAACTAGCCACTACAATCCTGTTTGATTTGATTCACCCTGGGATTGGCCATTCCCTTTATTGTGAAGGCTATGGTGTCACGAATGACAAGTTGCTTGCAGTTAGGGACTATCTCATCAAATCTCAGCAAACGTACTTCCCCGACGAAAAACCCAAGCTTCTCAAGAGTGACGTTAGTGGTTGGGAAACTTCTTTGTCTGAGTCGTCCATCAGCTGGGTCATGTTTGCTTATTCCCTGGTTTCTACCAGCAAATACAACACCACAAAGCTGTTTGCATTGATCGGCAGGCTCATAACCGACGCCGTCTTTCTCTTGGACGGAGGGTTGGTGGTCGTCAAAAACGACCCTGGAGGGCAAATTTCCGGCCATTTCTTAACCACGAAAACCAACTCTCCCGCCCGCGGCATGTTTGCCATAGACGCGGGCAACATTCCCGTCTGCATGGGTGACGACACGCTGGAGCTCAGCTTATCAGACATCGACGCTCTCGTTAGTTCATACCTCACCACAGGGCTTACTGTCCGCGACGCTGAGGTACACCACATAGACGAGTTCGAATTCTGTTCGTCGATCATTACTTATGTCGGCGGTGCTGTGCACCACGCGCATACGAATTTTGGGAAGTCCGTTTACAGGCTGCTCACGAAGGGCTGGTCTCTTGCTCAGGCCTGCCACCTCCTCACGCCCGGGTTTTCTGACCCCGGGTCTGCCGTGGAGTTCGTTGCACAAATGGAAATCCTCAACGACACCCTATTTGCTGACGGGTTTGAGTCTCTCGCGGACTTTGATTCAGCCTCCTGGGCGCGCTTGTACAGCGCCGACTCGTTCGTTTTGGAGGACCAGCCAACCCTCATCTAGTTCGGTACGAGCTATCGCTGTTCGTACCTGTGGAAATCCTAGCAGCGATGAAAAGAATGAAGGGAACCAGGCGGGCGCGCGTAGCGTCCGCCCCCCGGGGGCCCGCGAAGGCGGCCCCAACAAACTCCGCGAACCTTGCTGGGCAAGTCAATTCGCTTCGCCAGAAAATCGACCACCTCGGCAACATGATCCCTAAGGGGACGTTTAGCAGTGTTGGAAGGCACGCTGGTGGAGCTCTTGGTGGTCCGCTAGGCGCCACTCTCGGCCATTTCGCCGGAAAAGGTTTGTCAGCCATTACTGGCTTCGGCGATTATGAGGTTAAGTCTAACACGCTTTCCACTATCGCAACAAGCATGGACACTGTGCCTCAGTTCTTCAGAAACGACCACACTGTTCGCATCAGGCATCGAGAATACGTTAAGGACTTGGTTGTTCCTTTTTCGCCTTCTTCGTTTACGCTTGAGTCCTTTGCCCTTAACCCGGGCAATTCCAACCTCTTTCCCTGGCTTGCTAGCGTTTCTAAAAGTTACCAGCAATACAAGGTTAGGGGCATGGTCGTCGAGTACAAGTCGATGACTTCCGACTATGCTGCCGCTGGGCCTCTCGGCACCGTCGTGATTGCTAGCAATTACAACGTTGTTGACTCTCCCTACGACAACAAGATCGATATGGAGAACTCCGAATTTGCAGTTTCAGCTCGGAGCTCTCAGAGCATCCTCCACGCCATTGAGTGTGCTCCCAAAACAGGCAGGGATGACTTCTTGTTTGTCAGAGACTACGGCAACGAAGACGCTTTGGCCACCAACGACGCCAGGTTTTACGACCTGGCCTCAGTCCAAATCGCCACCGTTGGCCTTCCCGGCTCCGTTGGCAATGTGCTTGGTGAAATCTGGGTGTCGTACGACATCGAGTTTACCAAGCCCATCGTGCCCTCCGGCGTCGGTGTTAAGTCTCAGATCAGTGAGATCGCCGCTTTAACACCCACTGTGGCTCTGTCTCTAGGTCAGATCGGTACCCGCAACAACACGCTAGGGGTCCAGGATAATTCTCTGTTCTCCTCTACCGTCAACCCCAGTACCACCGCAAGCCTGTCCTTGTCGAGCATTACGAATTCACCCGGAAACTCTACTTGGACGGTGCTCAAGCCTGGCTACTACAGGTTCCTCTATGGAGCTACCTTCGCCTCTGGCGGAGTTGCCAACTCCACGGCGGCCACTGTTTTTAACCTTGGCACCGGAACTGTTATGCCCGTCAGCATTGACGCGCA